AGTTGAAGAACTTCACAATCAAGGGAGCCTCAAAGTTTCTTGCGAAATATGGACAGAAGTTTACAATGCCTGATAAGGAGAGCGAGTTGGTTGATTTCCTTCCGGTAGAAGAGTTTGAATTTCTGAAAAGGAAAAGCGTTTATCACCCCAAATTGGGAGTTGAATTAGGCGCCTTGTGTGACAAGTCATGCTTCAAAATGTTGCATTACTATTTGCGTGACAAGCGTTCTCCCAACACGCCAGAGTACGCATGTGCACTCAATATTGATACCGCTTGTAGGGAGTGGTTCAATCATGGAGAAGAAGTTTACGAAAAGAGACGTGAGCAACTCCAGGAAATCGCGAAGAGAGCAGAAATTTCTCATCTTTGCGAGGAACTCAATACGACGTATGATGAACGTGTATTTGAGTGGAAAAAGCGATATTGTTAGATCGCTCAGGCGTCGTGTATGCCTATTGTAAAAGCACACCCCGTAACACTGATGGGGTCCAAGGAGAAAGTTGAACAAGTGTGTGTATATATGGTTACGGCTAGTTGAAATGTTTTGTCATTTTTGTATTTGACTAGAACGCTTTGTACACGAAAATATTCCACAAAAGGAATACCTGTATTTATAGGGAAGGTTTGGAACCTTAACAAAATTCACACCTCTGATGGGTTAATCGGCCCATTAGTTGTATGTAGTAATAGATTAGTAAAAGTAATATTGTAAATTGTAATAATAATGTATTGTATAGGAAGGTGTCTGCAAAGGCATACCTTTCGAGAGTCAATAATAAATTGACTAGGCAGACCGCCAGTAACCCCAGTTACGGCGTGCCCGACCATCTTCTCCACGATAGTGTAGAGAATGATTTGCCGGTCGGGTGGTGTGTGGATTGCGTTCGCACTACAAGAAATTGTATGTGTGATTTTGAACCACACTCTGGGACAACGGATGACGCGAGTATTATGAAAGTTCACGCAAATGGGGCTCAGCAAAATGTTGACTTCACAAGCGGCGATGACCCATTTATGTACTCCGTCAAAGGAAATTACGATCCGACAAGATCTCTCCAAGATACTCGAGGAGATGATCTGGCTAGTTTCTTCCACAGACCACTCAAAATTTTTGAATATGAGTGGGGCACCAACACCGCGGTGAATCAAGTTTTCGACCCATGGTCGTCTTTCATGAATAATCCGCGAGTGAGCAACAGGATGACAAATTATAATCTGTTGCGCACACGGTTGCATTTGAGGTTTTTGATTAATGGCAACTCCTTCCATTACGGTAGGACAATGGCTTTGTATCACCCTCAACACACTAGAGATAATTTTACCAATCTGGGTAATCTTGCATCTCTAGTGCAGGGCAGTCAAATGCCGCACATCTTTTTAGACCCAACAACATCGACAGGTGGTGACATACGTGTCCCCTTCTTTTGTGAGACGAATAATCTAACCATACCTTCGTCCACATGGTCTAATTTGGGAAGAGTTCATTTAATTTCCCTAAATGATTTGCAGCATGCAAATGGTGCAGTTGATAAGGCAACTATTTCAGTTTTTGCGTGGTTGGAAGACGTAGAATTGAACATGTTGACATCTTTAGATATGCCTTTGGATCCACAGTCCGGTAAGGAAGTGGATGAGGCCAATGCTAAAGGTGCCATATCTGGTCCAGCGACGACTATAGCCAAAATTGCAGCGAATTTATCAGAGGCTCCTATAATTGGACCCTTCGCTATGGCAACAGCTCAAGCTGCAACAGCAACTGCAGGAGTGGCAAAATTGTTTGGATACTCCCGCCCTCCAGTTACGAAGGATCCTGAACCGTATAAACCAACGGCCATTTCGGCACTTGCGACTACAACGGTACCTGATGGAACACAAAAGTTGACGCTCGATGATAAACAAGAGCTCACTATTGATCCTACTATATCTGGAATTGGTCCTGGCGACCCGATGAATATTTGTCAAATAGCCAAACGCGAATCATATTTAACCACATTTAGTTGGGATATTGGACAACCTCCTGAAGCCTTGCTTTGGAACGGTCGTGTCAATCCTACATTGTGGAGAACCGACGGAACAGGCATTTATTTGCCTGCGTGTGCTATGGCAGCAATGCCTTTTAAGTACTGGACTGGTTCTATGAAATTTCGCTTTCAGATCGTTTGTTCGTCCTTTCACAAGGGCAGAATTAAAGTTGTATACGATCCGAATTTTGTTTCTTCCAATGAATACAACACCAATTATATTGAAATTATTGACATTGCTGAAAAGCAAGATTTCACTATTGAGGTTGGTAATGGACAAGCTAGATCACTTTTGACTAGTTTGACACCTGGATCCGACCCTATATCTCTCGCGTATAACACCATTCCACTAGGATTGAATTCTAAGGGAAATGGAGTTTTGAGTATGTATGTAGTAAATGAATTGACAACTCCTGATACTACAGCCCCGCGAGATATAGAAGTGAATGTTTTTATTTCAATGGGAGATGATTTCGAAGTATTTGTGCCAGATAAAAGATTTCAAAGATACACCTTCAGACCACAAGCTGGTTTTGAAGCGCAATCTGGAGTCGAAGCTATCGTTGGCACTGAGAATGACGAATCACCTCCGCAACAGTCCACAGCCGAAACGTTGGGTGTGGGCTTGACTAACCATGAATGTCTAAACAAAGTTTTTGTTGGCGAGACGATCAAATCGTTTCGCCCTTTACTGAAAAGGTATACTCTTCATTCGATGTTGAATTCTACCTTTAATGCAGACAGGCGAGTGCTTTATGGGAGGCGAACAGCTTTCCCATTTCTGCGCGGTGGTGTGGCAAACGCTGCTCACGTCACAGCCACTGCTATACCAGTAAATTACTGTAACACAATGCTTATGCATTGGGTTGTTTTAGCATTTTCTGGATATAGAGGCTCCGTTAGGTGGAAAATTACTCCGAACAGTTTTATTAGATCGGACAATTTACCAATCATTAGCGTAGAGCGTGATATTTCCAGTAGGCATTATGTCAATGGCAGAACATCGGTGTTCACACCAACAAGTGAAAGCAATTCAGCTTTTCAAGGTGCGTTAGATCCGCAGTTGCCTTTACCCGAGACCAACAAACCTTTGGGTGGTTTCGGGGGAATGACTTTAGCCAATGGTTTTGTCAACCCCAATATTGAATTTGAAGTTCCATTCTACAGCAATGACCGTTTTATCCCCGGAAAACGCGAGTCATACACTGCAGGATTTGGTGACCTTGAACTAAATGTTTGGGATTACAAAATATTTGTCCGTGGTGATAACGAGACAATGTTTACGGCTTACGCAGCCACAGGAGAAGACTTTCAAGTTTACTTTTGGACTGGTTTGCCTAGGGTTTTCTACGAACCCACGCCACCATCACCAAGTGTGACATAGGCACAAGGGACTGACACCCTTTAAAAAGTAGTTTTATAGATTTACTAGCAGTCAAGAAAATCTTACCGTACTGTGGCCGTACGGGTGCTCACGCAAGTGAGTTAATGGCCGCGCCGAATGAGTTTGTACTCTGGAATTTTCCTGGCGCCGCCAGGTTTTAAGGAGTCACAAATTTTATAGCGCGG